GGCGTAAGCGGTCCGAACTACAAACCGATCACGCTAGGCAAAATAACCTATACGATCAGCTTATATGTAGCAATGAATTCGGACATACATCTAGTAAAATGCGATCCAAGAGAAGTAAAAATTTCACAACTCGTATGAGACTAGAAGTCTCACACAAGGTTGCTACAAAACCTTCTCTATCGCAAAGCAATAGATGTAAGACTAAAATCAGTCTCATCCAGGTACATATCACTATGTACCCCTCTTCGACCGCCGAAGAGTATTCTACTAATAGGCCCATCCTATTAGTTTTTAATGGTGTTTATTGTCCACATGACAAAATTAACGCCCCAGTTAATTATCTATATATATATGATGTGTAATATGTAAAAGAAAATGCAAAAACATCATTCCGTCGCCGTTGGGTCCATGTAAGTATACAAAACAGGTGCTCCTACAAACATGGCTAGTGTAAAATCCTCACCTATACTGGTAAATTGATCAATACGCAGATTATTATCACCATTCATATCTGACACCTCACAAGCAACTTCTATCCCTTGGTGATCACCAGTTCCACTCACATCTAAGAACCTGCCAGGCCTAAAATTCTTTCCTATTGAATAAAAAGGAACTTCAATCGTGAGGGTATTATTTAAATGAAGAGGTGTGATGGCAGTTCCACACATAGTAGATCGTACCAGTTTCTGTAACTCTCTACGTCTGTCACCAACTACATAACTATCCAATGGACGGGCTGTTTCAGAAAGAGGTACGGGGGATGTAACAGGATGCCGTGTTACAGACAGTGATCCTTTATTTGCTAAGCTCCGACCGCCTGACACAATGAATTTATGTCTTATACTTCCCCTTTGACACACAAATGCTGGTGCCAAATAATTAAGTAAAGTCATTGAGCAATAATTATATGGTGAGTTACCCTCAGTCGAATTCTTGCCCTGACTAATTCCATTGGGATCCCACCCCCTGAAAAGGGGCATACCAGGAGTGTTCAAAGTGTAATGTCGAAAACCACTCCCAATTTCGTATGGCCAATAGGAATTGGAATATTGATACCGCCTCAGAGGATCTCTAAAATTTAATACTCGTTCCCCTTGGTATCTTAAGTACTGTTTATCCTCTTTCAGCAGAGGGGCTTCAATAGTTCCAAAAGTTGGTAAGGGATTGCCCCCCATTGGATTATTTGTATTATCACTAGCTTGTGCAAGGGCAGGTTGAGAATCCGGGGTTTTCATTTCAGCTTGCTGCCGAAAATAGGATAAATTGGAAATACCGTCACTTGGTATGGAAAGGGCAAAATCATCTCCAGCAGATACCCACACTTGTATCTTAATTCCGGAGGTTACCGGAGATGGAGTAGCAAGTCTAGTGGTAGTATACACTGACAAGGTTCCATTATCAAAAGGAGTACCACCAAATATAGCAGCGGAATCGCTAAAAAGTGTCGCTGATGAAGCACCCTGAATCCCCATACACGAATTCCAAGCACGAACATCAGTCCACTTGCATGTGTAGTCAAATTCTCTATCCTTATGTATATCGATAATAGTTGAGTATGTCTGATTGGAAGCTACTGGTCCAGAATTATTAGTTTTTGGGTTATACACTAATCGCAAACGCCCACGATGATATTCTGAGCAAATTACCTTGAAATGAAATTTTATGCTGCCTTGCCATGCTTCAAAAGGACATGATGCAAAAGCTAATGCCGTTGAGTGAATTTCTTTAACAGGAGGTGCAAAGATAGTGTTGACACAAAAAGGCTGGACGGACATGGATGCTAATAGTGAACCAGCTTCATGTGTCTTTTCCCAATCAAATTGTCGCCAATAAGTCAAGCGCCTAGCAATACCATTAATCATCAGTTCATCGGCGCCACTTAAACCCATACTCTGCGAATCGATAGTCACCTCATTCTTGGAATCCAGGGCTAGTTTGTATAATGATTCGGGAGCATCAGTATTAGCAAGGTTGCCGCAAATACGAGGAACATAAGGTTGTTCATCTGTCAAAACAGCAGGACGAGAATATCCTAAAATGCGGGCCATATCCCCTAATTTACCAGCAACCATTTCAGTTGCTTTGGCGTAAGGTGCTACGTATGGAACCATACTAAGAATATTAGCAGCTTCAGCAACAGCCGAAGCGGGTTTGCTAATGAGTCCGTCGTGCGTGAACTCATCGTAGTTACCTGTATTTGAACTCTTCTTTGGCATCTTCTTTGCTACACTTGTCTGTGCTTGTCTCTCAATAGCGCAATAATCACCTTGAGAATCCGGTCCAAGTGTGTGGCGCTGTGCACGTTGTGCGTACGGTTTTGGGTAACCAAACTTATCAACTTCAACATGAGAAGGAGAATTTGATTGAGCCTCGACAGTTGTGGGAATGCTTAATGAAACATTTTTAGCCCATGCGAAGATAATCACTGAAATAGGGTCTGTTGCACCATTGGCATGTTGAAGGATATCAAAATCGTGTATATTACATTCTCCAATTTCACTGTGCCAGTTGGGAACAGTGATATCCACGTAGTTTTCGTCCCAAATAAAAGGTAAACATAATTGTCCTCCCTCCGAGGTAGTGGGATCTATGAGAAGGCAAGGTTTATTTGAGGCTGCAATGAGATCTTGTTCAAAGAAACCCCGATTGACAGTGACTTGGTCGCCTTTTAAAAACGGATTATATGACAGAAGTGATCTCCCGTGATAAAATCCATTACCATTGACTACCACATTTAGACACAATTCACATCTTAAATTACGAAACCGATTGATTTTTTGCAAAACGTCTGGATTGCTAAAGAAATCAGACCAAGGATTAAAAGTTTTAAAGAGTTTGGTACCAGGAGTCCATTCATAATTTTGGATCTCAATCGGTCTTTCAACAAATTCTCCAAGTTCTGCGTCATCAAATCCGTGGAGCGCAGCCGTCTCATCCGGGGTAGCTGCGAGTTCCCATTTCCACGGTGTGTCTGCACTGACAAAATGCATATTCTGTGATGATACATTTTGTGATGTTTGGGTCATTGAAATGCCCGTGCCATCTTCAGCTGATGGCATGCTATTATTATCATTATTAATGTTAGTAAGCATATTTATAAAATACCATAAGAGTGTTGCTTAACACTTCCGATGGCAATGATGTTTTGTTGGGTGACGAACCCTCCAGTAAATACTGGTATGCCACGAGGGACATGTCGAAATGTATAAAGCTGTTCATGTATTATGTAAACATATAAAATATAAAAAACATGCAGTAATCCAATTATACAAACCTATTTTCAACTCTAGTATTACAATCCCGGATAGGTCCGGAATGGATGCTTTTTATGTCTGCCCAAGACGAAATGAATTTTTATTTTCCAAAATGTTTAGTTTTAAACTGGGCCAGACGGGTATCGTAATCATGATACAGTGTGTTCATGACAATACCGGTCTCCTCATTTACGCCCTTGGTAAGATTTTGCAATCCGGCTCTTTCAGCAATCTCAATCATCTGCTGATGTCGATAGGTAAAGACATCTCTCCCATGATGGAACCATTCTCGCAGTGCACCTTCGATATTTCCGGCTGCATGAGCTTTTTTCCCAATTGAAGATTTGACGACAGTATGCAAACTTTTGAAAATCGACTCCTCATTAAGAGCTCCATGAATAAGACCCGTATCAGGGTTAAAAACATTTTTCCTCTTGAGAAAATCAGCATCTTTATCGTTCATAAATTTTGTTGGCGTAGATTCCTTGTCAGGCATAGTAAAAATGATATCATTATCACTAAGAAAATTGGCAAATGTAATATGATTGAACCAGTCAAAACCTTTTTTGACGGATCCTTTGGCATCATCTCCATATGTTCCAAGTTTTACACATTTCTTGAATTTTGGTAATGTTCTCATAGTGTATCCCTGCTTAAGACCTTCATTAGCAAAACCAATACGAAAATTTAAACTATTGTTACCACAATTACCGTGCACAGTTGTGTTAATACCTGATGGTTGAGATCCATTATGAATAATTAAATCACCGTTATAAGCGACAACAGAATAACTTATCTCAGTGGCAATTCCTCTCATTATGGTTAGATCGTCCTCAGTATACGTCCCACACTCATTGCAAACATCAATAAAAACTTTATACGTTGCCATGAGCATTTGTGCAGGCATTCGCAAGTCATATTTACTGTAGTCGCCAGCCAAGATTCTATCTTCACCAAAACCTTTCATGTGTTTGGCATACTCATCCCATTCAGGCCCATGAGCATTAATGCCCACAGCACACTCAGAATCAATGGGGAAAAGAGACATTAGTCTTGTTAGAGGAAGAAAATACTTTCTAACCAACAGTTGAAATGCCCATCCCGCTCCCTGAAAAACCCTCACCTTATCTTTATTTTTGGGTGTAGGCTCATCTTTTACACACGCTTTAAAAATGGCATATGCACGTTCACCTTTGCGAAAGCATTGTTCTATTCTTTTGGCTTCATCTAAAACCTCTTGCCTAATTGCAACTGGGCAGTTAAAATCCTCATAAGAATCAGGATCCAACCGCTCAATCCATTCTTCCTTAGGTCCACTAAGTGGAAATCCCTTGGAGGTATCCTTAGGCAAAGCATCCAGAAAGCGGGCGCCGTCGCGTCCTGCCATGACTTCCATGTCACTTAGGGGCCTAAATTCTTTCTTAATCCACTCTAAGTGTTGAGGTTGTGTAAAAGCACTTACTAGATCTTCCTTATAATCGTTCATAGCCCATTCCAGCAATTCAGGATCAAAACCACTTGACGTGTTAGCTGAATATTGTAGGGAAGCTTGCCACTGTCTTTTGGCATTAAATTTCGGTGGACCCCATTCACACGGAACCTTACATACTTCTTCAACTAAATCAGAAATTATAGTTTTTTGGACAGATGAACTTGAATGTGCGCTCCTACCTGGGCAATTTCCTAGCGCTGTAATTTTAGAAAACGGTGGCAGATAATTTAGTGGCGAATTGGGGTGAATGGGGTTTGACTGATTAACAATCTCAATTCCATACATTTCCCTCGGAAAGTCTCCATTAGACATAGCAGTTAAAACAGGCTTACTCTTGAGACCATCGCGCAATTTTTGCAAAATATCTTGTGTTATATTCAGAGAGATTCCAACAGGAGCTGCAACATGTCCCATCAAGTGCACGCCAGCGATACAAGGAACTGAGAAGTCGCCTAATAGAACTCCCATACATAAACCATTGAAAGTGTTATATGGTAGAACGTACGTGTATCCTGTCCCTCCAGAGTGTTCTATGGAAGTCTGAAAACCAACAGTATCATCACGTAATGTGCCATCCCAATCACGATATAAAAAAGCACCAGCACCCATAGTGTGTGAAATTTTCTTTGGAAAATGATCTATAAGACTTGCATGGGGGTGAAGAAAAGGTGCATGAGCATAAACTAGATCATAACCTTCAACCACTGAAGCCATATTAAGTGCAATATCTCCGGAAAAAACAGTGTTAAAACCATCTCCTTCTTTCAATCTACAATTGACTTGCCATGAAGTTTTGGAACCGAAAACATGAAGAGGTAATAGGATATTATTTCCTTCAATCACTAATCCATCACACTGGCCTGAACTTCCATCTTTAGCAGCAAAAGTTATATGATATAAATTCTTCTGGACTTTGTGTTTAAGTTGTTCAAAGGTAGTTGTACGGCCTCTATGTGTCATATGCAATTCCTCCCATGCAGGTTTAGCCCAATCACTAACCTTGCTGTCACGTTCTTTAATGTCCTGCTCACTACTAGGATTTAATGCCGATTGGCGGTTCATGACTACGGCAAGTGCCTCTCGAGTTTTGACTACATTACATATCAGTTGAAGTACTTTATAGCTAACGACAGCAACAGATAACCATTTTGTTACCTCACGCCAGTTAATACTCCTGATTTCTCTGTAGGTGCGCTGTACAGTTCCACTCATGCGATCTAGAAAATCCATCCTATCCCTATACCATTTAACAATAAGAACTGTTGCAACACATACAAGAAAGATTTGGAAAAAAGCGAATAGTATAGTGAAAATCCTATACGGCATAAGTATATAAAGCGACGATGAAATAACAGTATCACACACTAGGCAAAACAATCCTACATTGCGGATATGCTTAGAGAGCATATGGGACCACATAGCCCAGTAAACTTGCCGTACATAACGATGTTGGAAGAAACGAGTGATAAGAATATCACCAAAGTTGAGAATGCAAGAAGGCATGAACTCCATCCATTTAATAAGATCAGTGAAAGGAGCCTGAATAATTTTAATTATACCTTGCCCGCTTGCACCTGGTAATAAACTCCACCACGGAACATGAATCGTTTCAAATTCTATAGGTGTGTTTATATCGTCATCATCTCCATACCATTCGCGAGGTGGAGGTTGTATGGTTGCCTGACGCTGCAAAGCGCGAAAATCATCAAAAGAGTCCGCCTCGGGTGTGTGCCCTGGGAGATTATTTAATCTTTCCATAACATCAAGTGAATTCTCAGAAGGGTGTGACGATAAAATTCCCTCGATATCCGTGTGAAGACGATTATTTTCCGCGTTGCAAACACACATCTTCCCAATTCTCCTACACTGCGGACATAAATTCATTTTTTCTACGAGTGTGCTCTGAATATCTTGCAAAACACCTTGATTTGCCATATGAGTATCTGCTTTTCTATAACAATAATCCATGACTTCAAAAATGTTGAATTTGTGGCCACCTGTCACTGAAGGTTTAAAATCCCTACCGAGCTCAATCATTCCAGTCGCAGCTTGCGACGAACATTCAGAAATAATGATCTCCCATATATCAGGCATAGGATCGGTTCCAAAATCAGCAATAACTCTATTACTGTCCATACGGGTTTCACCCTGTAAACAATACTGTGATTTGATACGAACATCCAAATTGATAATCATACGCCTTCTGACAGATTCCGTATCATTAGAATATTGATGAGCAACTTGCTCGATTTTGCAATTACTAGTGTAACACGTAATCTTGGGATTATGTGGTGTTACGCCTTTTCCTTCAAGTTCAGCTTTGTTTGCAAATAGTGGAGCATTATTATTATGATCTACAATCTTTTGTGTAGGTGCCGTTTCTAAATAATCAGCTTTTGTATTCATTACGTCATCTGTTAAATAAGCATGTATTCCTCCAGTAATAGTAGAATCGTATTTATCTTGCTCATTGATACTGGCAATGCGATCTAACTCGTCATCAGGCACTCCCATATATTTAAGAAGTGCTTTAATGAGCAATTGGGACAATGATGATTTTCCTACGCCTGATTTTCCATATATCCACATCGATAACGGCGCTTTTCTAAATTTTCCATTCGAACGACGTGCGTTAAAATCGGCCCTCCATCCTATCATTCTATCGAGACGAGTTTGGAAAAAAGAAGTTTGCCAGGTGTTTTTACTCAATTGTCTACATTTTTTACATAAAGTGATAGCTGATTCTAAGTGGTCCAAATACTTATGATCATCGAGAAGTATCTTTTTCCCCTTAAATTCTACAAGCATAATGGGTAGGTTCAATGTTTTTGCATGTGGAGTTGCTTCCAAAAGCATCTCATATAATTCATCAAATTCTTTGGCATCATTATCATCAAAAAGAAATTTTCTTGGATTGCCGGTACGGAAGAATTCGTACCCTCCAGAGATAAAAAATTCCAAAGTGCTCAAAACTGCCGACAGCAAATCTGTTACATCTGCATGTTTTTTGAGCGTTCCAAGTCTAAAAAGTTTTATACCATTTACTGAAAGGCTCAAGTATTTACCATCAATAAAACCCATAGTGGCAATAACAGATATAAGTTCTGATATTTTATCAAACACGGGTGATTGTTTGGCTGCTTCCCAATTATTTAGATATACTGGTAATTTTGACACCCATTCAATGTCTTTTTTGGTGTCATCAAATTCGGCTTGTTGAACAAAAGGATTGAAACCAAAACGCTCCTTAAAATACGCAGTTTGTGCACTTGAAAAATTAAGTGAGCTCTTAACTGATCTTTGGGAGAGTTCGGGTGCAATGCTTGTAAAAGCAAGTGTTAGTGTTGCAATAATCTTAGAAGGCCTATTTTCGCCTTTTAATAAATGCATTGTCGAAAGAATTGAAGCAAGTTTTGTTGAAACTGACGCAATTAATTCTGGGTCTGTAAATGTTTCACGCATTTTGTGTTCCACATCTACAAAAAGAGAGGAGATGGAATTTTTAATACATTGCGTATTAATATTTCCATTTTTAGGAAGTCCTTGTCGGACAATGTAAGGATGCTGTTTTTTATCCTTATATACTTTCTTAGTAATATTTAAAGTACGTTCGTATTCCTTGCGACGCTCTCTTCGTGCCGCTGTTTGACGTTTTAAAAAACGGTTCCTATAGGTTTGTTTAGGATTAAACTCACATTGTGGTTCCATTGGTATAAAACAATGAATCTGAAGTAGTATTGCTACTACCAGTGCCCTCTTGACATTTTCGATTTTTTCTCCGCAAATTTTAATAAAATTCATGATTAAATAGAAAGGGCGTGCCAATTTACTTTTTCCAAAGTTAGAATAAAACTGATTCGTTAGTTTAAAAATATTGACTGGTCAACATCGGGTAGAGGTAATTAAAAATCGGGCATGTCGGCCCTAGCACAGCGGTAACTGTACCTTAAATTATACATACATCCTACGTATATTCCGGCTATAATAAGATCTTGGGGTACGTTCCATTAAAATACCTCCAAGGACCTGTTCTTCTCAAATATACTAATCTATTACTAACATCTCTAAACCCTTCGGACGGGCGAGTATGTGTTAAAAAACATAATTTTCATATATAGAGGGGGATTCCTTGGGCAGTATTAAGTCCTAAACCTAAATAGTCAACTAGTAAAATAATTTCACAATTAAAACTAGAAATTGAAATGGGTATAAAATTAAATACACAAGATTTTGGCTATCAATAGATATCTTGCAATTAATAAAATAACCAAAAAGTTTTAAATATGTAGTTGAATACAAAAAAAAACAAGTGAAGAGTGTGATTAATACTCTTCGAAACAAAAGCGCTTGGTTCTAAGCGCTATACTTAAATAAAAGAACATCTACATCAAAAGATTTAAAAATAAAATTTTAATCAATAGTTTAAGTAGTTTCATCAGATAGAAAAAACTGGGGCGATGTATAAGACTAAAACAAATATTCTATTTAAAATAACAAAAGATTATAGCGATTATTAAAAACTTAGCATATGAATAATATCTTGCATATGAAGTTGTATGGGAAGAACCCACACATTGACAACAATATACAAGTTCAAAACATACATAAGTTTCAAGCTAAACTCTTGAAACA